TAATCCATCCAGTCAGCCAGTCGATAATATTGAGTCCCAGGAATAGTGCAAACAAGAACCAGTGAGGTCCCAGAACATAAGAAAGGACGGCTACTACCGCCCCTACCATTGCATTGTATGTATCAATTACTTTCATTTACGCCTCCTCTGCCAGAATGGCATTTTTTTCTTCTTCTGTGATCCAGCCTTTCGCCAGAGCTTTCTCAACTACAGATTTATTTTTTGTTTTCGCATACAGTCTTTTGATTGTCTCGTACATAAACATATACCCTCCTTCTCACAGTCCCATGATGATTTCCATGGTCAGAGTGTCAACAGTGTCTTCCAAAGATGCAATTCTCTGTTCTGTCTTGTCTGGACGGATCAGAGATACTCTGATAGCTGTTCCGGCTACTTGTAACTTATTTCCATCTTCGTCTTCTTTGTAGTCCACAGTCGTATCGTACAGTTTCTCTACGCTCTGCAGCTTAGTGTAACCAGAATGAATCATAAAAGGTTCTCCGGCAGAATCCATGACCGTGATTTTCTTTGTATTCATCGCTTCGCTGAAAATCTCATCGTACTCTGTAATGGTCTTATCTGCGGTCAGGCTGATTGTCAGGCTATCTCCTGCTGCCTGAATGCCGTCTGCGATGATGCTCAATTCCTGTTCGTTACTTAATTTGATTTTTCCCATGATTTTTCTCCTTTTTTTGATTTATTGACTACTCATTAATTGATGGGTTGGTCTGTCTCTGATCATATATCTCCTTTCTGGGCTATACTCCACTTCAGGCATTCAAACATTAAATTCTCGATACGGTTGTGAATATTACAAAGATGGAAATATCGTGACCATAACTATAGATTTTGGGAATATTCCTGTACCACAATCCGGAATAGTATTAGGCACATTGCCTCAAGGATATAGACCATCATTGGATATATTTGCAAGAAATAGCTACGATAACCAGAATGGAAAGATTTATGTCTTTAAAAATGGAACCGTTGGCATTACAAGTGCATCAGGAACATTCAATTATATGACAGTAACGGTTTCATTTGCTGCCTCCGGCGTTTTTTAATATTTAATTTACGCTCTCTTTTCCCAACCGGAACTGGTCAATGTCCAGAATTCATTTGTACCCCAATAATCAAAGTAGTGAAAAGCACAACGGGTAGCATTCTTTTTAACGACAATACCCATGCCACGATCATCGTTTGACGAAATCACATATATAATATTTACTCCAACAGAGTATAACTCCGGACGATTTTTCAGGCTGTCTTTTAATGCTTCAACTCTGTCACCATAGTTTGTAATAATTGTATAAAAGTGCATTTGGTAGCCACCGTCTGTTAGATCATTCTTGGTAGCCAAAGTGGAGTTTAGCGCAAGAAGCTGCTCCTCCACAGTCGTATCTGTCCCATCCGCTTTTGTATGAACTACCTGCTTACTGTCTGTTTTCAAATGGTATTCGTCCCAGGATGATCCGTTAAAAATTTTAAATGCTTTTCTAAGAATATTCATCTTTTCTCTCCTTATCCTATCCATACTGTTCCTGAAGCAACTCCGGTTGGGGCGCTACTCTGAACATATATCTTTGTTCCATCAGCACCCTTCGGTCCGGTTGCTCCGGTGGCACCTCTATCGCCCTTCGGACCGGTCGGTCCTTGTGGGCCAGTTGGACCCTGTGGGCCGGTTGGTCCTTGCGGTCCAATGATCTTACCCAAATCAACTCTTGTGCTCATCTGACCACCTCCTACGGATAGATGGCGATCAGATGACCATTGTCGTCAATCTGGAATGTAGGACTGTCTCCTTTGTCACCTTTAGGACCCTGAGCGCCTGTGTTGCCCTTTACTCCTTGAGGACCCTGAGAACCAGTATCGCCTTTCACCCCCTGAGGCCCTTGTGCACCGATAGCTCCCTTATCTCCTTTATCGCCTTTTGCTCCGGTCAATCCTTTTATGCATCCGGTATATACCCATTTTGCTGTAGCAGCGTTTCCGGATGTTGTACAGCGGTACGTGTTTCCGGTAGATGTGTTCAGGTAGTTGTCATTTACCAATGCATCTGTGATCCCGCTTCCGGAAAATACAGTGGCAGTGGTTGATGTTCCAGTGATCGCTGTTCCCTGATTCCAGCGGCTTCCTCTTGTTCCAGTTGCACCAGTGGCTCCTTTCGGACCTTGTGCCCCTGTATTTCCCTGGATACCCTGTTCTCCCTTTGGACCCTGTGGACCGGTGGCTCCAATTGGTCCCTGGGCTCCGGTTGCTCCCTTGGCACCCGTGTCCCCTTTGTCGCCTTTGTCACCCTTTTCACCTTTTGCTCCGGTTGCACCGGTATCTCCTTTAGGTCCTTGTAAGTCAACCACCATCTGATAGCCTTCTACAAAGACATAATCGCCGGCTGTCAGTGCGTTTTTTAGCTTAAAGCCTTTTCCGTCAGCGTGCTCAGTAAAAGCTTTCCCGCTCTGTCTGACGCCAAGGATATATAAACTCAGCGCATTGATTCCAACAGGAAACTGGTAGTCTGTCCAGGAAAAATCCGTCTGTCCTTCCGTGGCTGTAAATTCCTTCTGGAAAAGCACATAACTCTGTGTGCTTCCCGGTGGTCCCTGGACACCCTGTTCACCCTTTTCTCCTTTTGGACCCTGCGGACCAGCCGGGCCGGTATCTCCCTTCGGTCCTTGAATACCCTGGATGCCCTGAGGACCCTGGATACCCTGTGGTCCAGTAGCGCCTTTCGGTCCCTGGATACCACGTGCACCAGACAGATCCACGATAAACGTGTATGCCGATGAGCTCTTACAGTAAAGTTTTCCGGTATCCGCATCTTCAACGCTTCCGGTATCGATCATAACAAAGCTTCCGATACTCAGGCCATCCGATGCGTATCCGGAGTTCATAGCAGCCACGCTTTTGTAGATCTTCTTTATCTGGAAAGGTTCTCCGGTATCCCCTTTCTCACCTTTTATCCCCGGAACTCCCTGCGGACCTTGTGGACCCGCAGGACCCTGAGGGCCGATTACTTTTCCTAAGTCAACTACACTCATAACTTATAACTCCTTAATCTTCATATATTGCAATCAGATGCCCGTCGCTGTTGATCAGCATCCGTGGAGTCTTTCCATCAGCTCCACGGATACCCTCTACGGTAGCCTGACCACTGGAAGATGTAGACGTCTGAGCCTTCTCCAGAATGGTTTTCTGGGTGGTTCCGAAGGTTGGGGCGACCGTATAACCATTCTCATCAAAGGTCTCTGTCACTTCTACTATACGTTCATTCATATTGACGCCATATTCATGATCAATCGTAACGACCACATCGCCCAGGTTCCATTTTGTCTGATATTCTGCAGAATCCACTTCGGAAGAGTACGTATCACTGCAGGTATAATCTGCCAGTTTATTCTTTCCTCTGTCCGGAAGTGCTGATTCATCCTCGATGTCCCTGGCATCTACAAACATTTCATATCTGTTTATTCCAGTGTTTTCATTTCCGACCAAAATAATCTTTCTGTCTGCTCCTTCGCCCTGTCCGGCAACGATCGCTGTGTTCTTAAATTCAGAAACATCTGACACATATTCTCTGCTGATCACGTTGTCATAATCAACGTTAAAAATCATTGGTGGTCTGTCTTTCTGGTTTGCAGAACGGTCAACGCCTTCCAGAACCTCAAATTCCAGCTTCTGTGCTTCCGGATTCAGTGTGATGCATACTCCTAACCCAGATGCTTCACACAGGGAAGTGATCTCTTCATCGAGGTTGTCATACCTGGTCTGAAAATATACCCTATCCCCTCTTCCTTTAGAAGATTTTACCGACAGCATTGGAATGTTCCGGCTTTTGTCTGATGCATCTACAGCATTGGCAGTGACAAGCTCACAGATTATATTTTCTGCCGGCTCGTAGAAGCTGTGGTATGCCAGACCTGCAGGCGGGTAGGTGATCCGCTGTGTTAATAGATGCAACAATGTATCCCCGCCAATCGTGATTGGAACGCCAGACTCGTCCTCGTCAGAGCATTCGATCCGCTTGATGATCCCGGTCTTTCTCCGGTCATTGTCAAGCATGATATAGTTTCCGACTTTCATCTGTTTGGTCAGTTTGTCCACAAAGATCTGGAACGTACCGTATTTTGTCCAGTTGCTAATAAATTCCAGTCCCTGATAGGCATCCTCTTCCCCGATAAACTTTAAATTCTGATCAAAAAACCTGATCTCTATTCTCCGATCCATATGCTACCGCTCACCGCCTTTTCCGGTGTAGTATCCTGAATGTAGATATTTCTCCATCCAGTCCCCTGCTGTCGTGCAAACCATTCCTCAAATCTGCGCTGGTACTCTTTCATAGCAGCATCGTACTCGCTAACCGTCTTAGGACGGATGATTCCACATACATTGACGTCTGGTCGTTCATCTTTGACTAAAGTAACCGCGCCAGTTTTGTCTACTTTGTACTGAGCCAATGACAGTTCATAGACTGTCTCGTTCCGAGTGATGGACGGAGCAGACGGGCTACTCGCTGCGGATCCGGCTCTCGTTACCAGGGAAACTGATGCTGTTGCAATGTTCAACTGCAGAATGATCCTGAAAATCTTTGGAAGATTCGCATCCGGCACTAGTGCCAGTTCTTTCACGGAATCGTTGTAATGGAAGAAACCTCTGATAATTGAGAAGCCAATTCCAACACGAACCTTTCCGGAACTGATGCTCAGCGGATACTGCAGACTCTGATCAGAGTTAGCAGCGATGCCAGATTCGTAGATATTGTCAAAATATCTGTTAAATTCCTCCTGGCCGTATTCCGTACCGCCGTTAAAAAATCCATAATGTTCCATGTTACACTCCTAAATACCTGTTTTTGTAATAGATCTCCACGTTCTGAGGGGCAAGTCCGTTCTCAGAAGCGTATTCAATCACGTTATCGCCTACCTGCAGAGAAAAAAACCGGGACGACAGGTCGATGTAATCAAAAGCATCTGTCCTTGTGCCGTTCCGGATGATCTCTACTTTTTTCTGTCGGAAGCCTGTATTGATATACAACACATCATCTGTAGTGAGTTCCCGAATGATCCGGATGGTTTCGCCAGTCGTTATATTTTTGATACTCGGATTGACGGCAGGACCGTGAAAGTAGATCTCCACAGGGGTTTCCACGTGACCTGTATTGATGATATTTTTCTGTGGCTCGCCTCGCTCTTTCATCTTGAACGGAAGTGTAAATTTCCATTTCCATCCACGAATCCATGTAGCAATACTGTCACCAGTCTGTAGTACGTCCTGGAACATTGGATCCATACAGATCAACTCGATTTTAAAGCTCATGACATCGTACCTGTTCACGGTATCGATCTGGAAGGCTTCTACTTCGTAATCAATAGAACGCTCTGTTCCCATGTAGCTGACTGTAAGTTTTCCACCAGAAAACGGTGAGAAAAATGCAATCAGTTCCTGTCTTTTCGCTGATTTCTCATCGTCTGCACCAAGAAAATCCGCTTCGATGGAGATCGGCCGGGAAAGCACTTTCTTTCTTTTCAACCTTTCCCCGATATAGTTGGTATTCACTGATTTTTCCAGTTCATAATCCGTGGCTTCCAGGCCGGAGTAATCGGTTACACCGTACTCCGGTTCATCCAGCACAATCATCTTACCGTTCCTGGAAAGTGAAAATATAATCTTTTCCATTATGTCCAAGCCAACCTCCTTGCCTCTCTTCTCAATGCTCTGCTGGTCTCAACCGGTGATTTCACAGGCTGATAGATATTGACCGTCTGATTTACTTCCGTATCTCCACCCGTTCCATCACCGTGGAAGAACTGAGCTCCTTTCTGGAACATACGATTTTCCACGATTCCGGAAATTGTAGAGGACATTGCTCCGCGCATCATGCTCAGGAGGGACTTCGTATCGATTCGCATGGAGTCCGTTACATGCCCCGCAGCTTTTTCCACTACACCGGTATTTTTCGTCATACCGCCGCTGATACCATAATCGAACATCTTACCGATCCAGTCACCAACACGGGACGGAGAGTGGATATCCAGGTTCGCTTTCGCTGCATTAGCCGCTGCGTTCGCCACTGCTGCTGCAGCTGCTGCCACGCCATTCCGACCAGAACGGATGCCACTGGCAAAGCCGGCAGAAAACTGTAATCCGATATTGTTGGATCCATTGATTCCCGCCTGCAGTGCGTTCTTTGCATTCAGTGCCAGACCATTGCCGGAACTTCTTGCCGCGCCGTTCTGGCTAGCGATCGCAACTGCAAAGGCATTTCCAAAAGATGTTCCTTCTGTTCTTCCGGATGCTGCCAGGTTGCAAGCGCTCAGTGCCTTCGCTGTACTGCTTCCGAGTGCTCTCGCCGCATTTCCGGCTGTCGATGTCTGACCACGGATACCAGCTGTAAATGCTGTGACCGCCTGCCTTGCCTGACTCTGTAGGTTCGATCCAAGATTGACTGCTTTCACGCTGTTCGCTACTGTTTTCGCCAGGTTCAGGGCTGCTTTTGTCGTGTTGCCCTGTCCACTGGTCAAACCAGATGCCAGCTTTCCTGCCGTATCGCTACCAGTCTGTCCAGCTGTCTGTGGAAGTCCGGATCCAGACATCTGAGACATCGCATAAGCATTTACTGTATTCAATGCCTGTCCGATGGATCCCATGCCGGATGTAATTCCGGATGCTTCGCTGTCCACTGCTTTCTTTCCTGCAGCTGCCGTTGCGGATGTAACATCTGCAGAAGTAACACCGCTGTTAATACCGGATTCCAGGGCATTTCTTGTACTTTCCTGTATAACCGGACTTCCCTGCGTGATACCTGCGGAAACCGCTTCGGTGGCTTCCTGTGCTTTCTGGCCGGCAGGTATGGAAACATTTGCGCTCGTGATTCCGCTGGATAGCTGACCAATGGCTTCCGATCCGGTGCCTTCCAGTGCCCCGCTGTCTACCAGGTATCGTTGGAATGTTTTCAGAATTTCATCCCCAGTCATAGATGCTGCTCCCTTAAATTCCGGGATCTTGTCCTCCATGGCAACCATCATCTGTTGCATGGAGTTTTCCATGTACTCCTTGCCTTCTGGTCCCATCTTCTGCACTTCATTCAGTGCCTGCAGGATCGAAGACCGGAGGCTGACCGGGATTTTTCCACCGGACTGGTCTATCTGCATGACAGCCAGCTGGAAGCCTTCTATCATCTTAGTATAATCCGTAGAGCTCAGTGCGCTCTGGATCTCTTTCTGAGAGGTGGCTACGCCATCTGCAGCCTCACTGGCATACGTTGGAATTTGTGCATACATATCCAGCGCTTCCTGGACACTTTCCGGTGTTCCTTCTGCCAGTTTTCCCATAACCTGATCCAGACCGTTGACTTCCACGCTGGCTTCTACGGATGCCTTCGATGCTTCTCCCAGTTTCTCTCTGGTTTTATCCAGATTTTTCTGAGCTTTTTCCAATCCGGACAGGTCATTGATGCCATTGCTCCAGCCTTTCTGCACCTGCGCATATTCATTTAGAGCATCATTATACGCTTTCTGCGCATCCGTCAGGTTTTTCTGTGCTTCGCTCTGGTTCTGGATAGCTTCCGTATACTGTGTTGTAGTCGCTTCCTGAACAGCTTTCTGTTTCAGAGACTGAATATATTCGTCGATGCTCCGGTTGATCTCTTCCAGGGACTGCTTCACGCCCTCATTGTCCTGGATAAATCCCTCTGTTGTCAGGCTGTAGCTAGTTCCCATGGCTTCATTCAGCTGATTCAGAATATAGTTGGCTGTATCCTCACAGCCCTCTTTTACCTTTCCTGTTGAATCAAACGCATCGTTCAACCCTTCTTTCCATTTTTCCACCGGTGCAACCGATGCTTCGATGGAAGATCCGGTATTTTCCATGGATTCTTTCAGATTATCCAGCGAACGTTGATTAGACTCAATATTGGAACCCAGCTCATCCATTTTCGCATTAAAGGCTTCCTGCTCTGCATCTGCCTGGTTCACAGTCGTGGCATACAATGCCAGTCCACCCACCAGTGCTGCAATCGCACCGGCAATCAATACCGCCGGATTTGCGCTCATAATCGCATTTAATGCCGATACTGCCAGGCCTGTCTCTGAGGATACGGACTGCAGTTTCATTAGGACACTGACTACTGTACCAACCGGTCCCTGTACCATCTGGAATGTCTTAAACGCAGCCACCAGAGAAATGACAACCGGTGCTACCGTATCCATATGGTCTGCCAGTTTCGTGAACAGCTTTCCGATAATTTCCAGTTCTTTCTTGGTAACTCCGGAAAGACTTCCAAGACCGGAACTGAATGTTTTCTTTAAAGAATCCAGCGCCTTCTTCGCCGGCTGCTGCATTTCCTTTGGAAGAAGTTTGATCAGCCCGTCGCACAGCGAGTCTATGATCTCTCTGGATGCGTATTTCAGCTGTTTTTTGTTCTTCTGGATACCCTGTACAAATGATTTCAGCAGTAATACAGATGCATCTACCATCTTGGGAGATTCCTGTGCGATTTTCACCGACAGACCTCCGATGATATTTCCAGTCTTTTCTACCGCTGCATCGATACCGCCATTCTCCAGTGCACTGGAGATCTGTCCCACGGAATCCGTAGCACCTTCTGCTGCTTCTTTCATGGGATCTTCGATTTCTTCATAGATCTTGATTCCCAGTCCCTCAATCGTGGATTTCAGGATCGTAATTTTACCTTTCAGGTTGTCCTGCGTGGTCTCAGCCATTTTTGCCGATGCTCCATCCGCTCCATAGATCGCGTCTTTCAGCTTATTAAAATCTGCATCCGATGCGTTGACGATTGCTAGCAGACCGGACATTGCCTCCTGTCCGGCCAGGGAAGATGCCATTTCCGCTTTCTCAGCTTCTGACAATCCACCGAAACTCTTCCGGAGATCTCCTATCAGAGTATCCAGAGATTTCATATTTCCATGAGAATCTGTCATGGAAATATTTAGCTTCTCCATGGCTTCTTTCACTTCTTTGGACGGTTTCGCGAGTCTGGAAAACATCGACCGGAGTGCTGTACCGGACTGGCTGGCTTTGATTCCGCTGTTTGCCATCAATCCGATCGCCACGGCACAATCTTCTGCACTGTAGCCAAGGGATCCCGCCACCGGCGCGACATACTTGAATGTCTCACCCATCATGGATACGTTCGTATTGGCATTGCTGGAGGCTGCTGCCAGCACATCCGCAAAATGTGTGGAATCCGAAGCAGACAAACCGAACGCCGTCAGGGCATCCGTAACAATATCTGAGGTAGTTGCCAGATCTTCTCCGGAAGCTGCTGCCAGATTCATGATACCGTCGATACCATTGAGCATATCCTCCGTTTTCCATCCAGCCATTGCCATATAGTTCATAGCGTCGGCTGCTTCTGTTGCGGAAAACTTCGTGGTAGCGCCCATTTCTTTCGCTTTATCGCTCAGTCTTTGCAACTGTTCGTTCGAAGCTCCGGAAACCGCCTGTACTTTGCTCATACCGGCTTCAAAGCTGGATCCTACTTTGATCGAATACCCGGCAACTCCTGCCAGTGCCGTAGACATGCCGGAAATGGCGGTCACTGCTGTGGCGATCCCGGTTTTTGCAATGGATGATACCTTTTTAAGCCCTGTCTCGATCCCTTTTGTATCAAGCCCGGTTTCGATTACGATTTTTCCATCTGCCAACTTTTACTCACCTCTTTCCAGATACGGCGTGATGTCCCGTCCTTCCTTCAGTGCCTGGATCAGCTCTTCGTTTCTTTCTATCTGCCGATTTTCCAGCTTGTAATACCGCTGCATTGCCCGGTAATAGTCCGCTTGTTTCTTATCCAGATCCTTATTTCCTGTATCAATGGTTCGATACAGAATTACCCGGCTCAGCTGGACATCTTCCGGAAGATCGTTGACCATAGCCAGGAACTCCCACCAGTGCAGGTACGGTACCGATCGAAGATCCAGACCGTATACATCGTTTCTCCGGAAAGCAGAATAGATCATTTCTCCGTCTTCATGGAAATCAAACGGTGTGTTCGAATTGATTCCAAGGATCCGCTTTGACGGCCTGTGTCGTTTTTCTTCTCCTTTTCCTCCACGGATGAACCAGGCCATCTGTCCTGCCGCTTCCTCTAGGTCTAATGGAGGCTTATCTGCAAATACCAGTTTCAGACACTTGCGTATGTCTTCCATGCTTTCCTCGGCGTTTCTGAGTTCTTCGTCATACCGTAAAATGGTGCGGAAATCCGTGTCGATCGGATATTCCACACCATGGATATTCAGGCTGTGAGGGAGCGGATCTGTCAGGAAATTCATACTTCCTCCGCTTTTTCATTCTCTTCCTCTGTTCCTCCGAGAAGTTCCTGCAGCTTTCTGGCGGATTCTAACATGATTTCTTCCTGCCGCTGTTTTTCCTCGATCAGCTCACTGTATGCATTGACGCATACCAGAAGATCATTTTCTTTTCCACATACCCGTTCTCCGGTTCCCTCCCCGAAAATCAGGTCAAAACAGTGTTTGATCCCGGCACTTAAAATCCCGATGCTATCAGGAAGAGGTTTCCCCACAGATTCATTTCCTTTTTCTGCCATATACAGAACCACTTCCATGGTAGCCCGGTTTGTCTTTTCTTCACTGTAGTTATATTCCAGTTCTACTCCATTGATCTGCATATTCTACCTCCTACGCTTCCGCTGTGCCTTCTGTGAATTTCTTTGTAGACGGGTCAAAATGACCTTCTATCCAGTCACCCTTACCAAGCAGGTTACCGGATCCAACGATTTCGCCATCGTTATCGGTAAAATCTGCAACTTCAATGGCTACCTTTCTTTTTCTTGCCGGATAACCAGATGCTCCCTTTTCGCCTTTCAGATCTACACGGATGTATTCTGTTTCAGCATCAGCACCGGTTTTTTCTTTCCTGCCGATCTGTACGATGTAATCAACCGCTTTTTCCTCCTCGATCATGTCCATTTCAAATGGAGCAGACCAGTCGTAAGAACCAACGGATTTTGTAGCAGACTTGTTATTCACGTAACGTTTACTGGTTGTCTGTGCAGACGGGCTGTCATCGATCTTGGAAAAACCGGTTCCCATCAGAGCCCATTCCTCAGTACTTGCGCCACCTACATTTAAGTAATCTGCTTCCTGATATCTCTGTTTTACTCCCATAGTTATCTCCTTTTCTGTAAATAGATAAATTCACATTGTATCGCGTACCGGGCTGTCTGCGTCTCGTTGTCGGTCATGTAACCGTTGGTCGTTGCCCGGATGTATCGTGGCTCTTTGAAACTTCCCAGTTTGGGAAAGTTCCCTTTTCTGGTACACTCCTCCAGCCACTCAGAGAAATGCTCATAAAAATCCGAAGTATCAATATTGTCTGCTGCCCCGAAGAACACCCTGCTGCAGAAGTGGAACGCCACCCTGCGGACCGTATCACCATTGGTGTATGTCCTTACAACCGGATCAGCAGGTGCAACCTCGATCATGTAGTTTTTTGGGTTTTCATCGAGGGTATCTACTTCCACCTTTGACACCCCGGAAAATACTTCCGAAAATTCATCCAGATACGGGCATTCCGCAGCGATGAAGTCCCGGATTGCAGATATCACGCTCATCCTTTCTTCCCTCCACAGAATTTTGCAGTAGCTTCTACAACCTCATTCCCACGGTCGGCCCACATGCGCTTGTCCCATTCTTTACCCGCCAGTGGAGCCTTGCTCCTGTTTTTGCCTGAGTTCTCATAATATTGTCGGCGGGCGTAGGGCTGACCGTAGGTGATGTGATCCACAGATTCTACCGCAGTCTGTTCCAGGGTTCCGGTCAGCCTTGGGACATAAGGCAAGCACAGCCGGCGGACTTCGTGTGTGAAGAACCGCTGGCCGGCACCATTTTTGTTGAGTGACCGTTTCAGAAGGATCTTTTGTGCCGGATCAATATTGATCTTCACGGTTGTTCCCATCAGCCACCTCCGATCCGGATATGTGGGCTGGATCCGCGCCGGTTGTCCGAATGGCTCAGGATCACTCCTGCCAGATAACCACGGCTTTTCAGCTCCGTATCCCTTGTAATCTCGTCCTCGGTAACTCCCTTGGCGATCAGATCACCGTTCGCTGCTGTCCAGTAACCCGTTGGATCTTCCAGTTTAGCGTACTCTGCCGGTTCCACAAAGATCTCCTGTCTGTTATCTGTCGGAACACGGATCTTGATCACATCGGCGCTGTTTAAGCCTTTCTCACCTACAGAAACCTTCTGATCCGTGTACCAGTGGACATCCCGGAGGATGGTTCGCACATAAACCGTCTGGCGGGTCTTCTTGTCCACCCGCTTATTGTAGATCGTTACATCTGCATTTGTGATCATTCTTCATCCACCACCAAATCCATCAATCCTGTATTGCTCAAATACACCTCTGCGATTGCATACAGCGCCTCATCCTGTGATTTACTCCTGTCATATGTTACAGAATAGCCGTCATTATTTTCTGACGTTTTTCCATCCTGTTTTTCATACTGGTATGCACATTCACACATCTCACACAGCGCTGTTTTTGCCTGTTCCAGCCAGTTCTTCTCATTCATCCGGTCAAACGTGTATCGATTCAGCCTGGCTCTCATTTTAGTTTCCAGAGTCTTCCAGCGACTCTCTGGTATTTGAGAGCCGCCGTAGCTGTCCTGGTAGTATTCATATGTTACTTCCATACAGAATCCTCCGTATTATTCGCCTTTCACTGTGTGAACATAAATTCCGGCTTTTTTGTTATCTTTGCATTCTGCGATACCAACCGTTCTGTAACCGAATTTCCATGCATCTGCATCCTGGTTCTGATCCGGTGTGATAATTTTGGAAACCGTATGTTTCTGATACTGGATGGCCGCCTGTTTATCAACGATGATAAAGTTCATAGCTTTACCAGTAGTATCTTTTGCAAAACCGCCGGCTCCATTTGCATTCAGTTTGATTTTGTTGAAAAATCTTCCTTCCGGAATTTTCGAAACTCCTGCGAAACCTTCCATAGCTTTCTTGGAAGCTGTGGTATCCAGGTCATCGATCATTCCAGCCAGTACCGGATTGATGAACAGATAACAAGTACCCAAATTTGCTTCTGAATTCTCGATCGCAGATCTTGCTGCTCGAATTGCTGCCAGTGCCGCTTTCCCATCTGCCAGATCCGCTCCTACCGTTGTTACTCCGGTTATCTGTGCATAAGATGCAAGTCTCCATGCATCCAGTTCCGGGATAACCTGAGTTCTCATGAACTCACTAGACAGTCTACCAAAAGCAATGCCTGCAGATTCAATGTTATCCATTGCATCTACTGTAAACATACGACCTCTGTCGTAGGTACATTTCTTGGTTTCATATTCCAGAGTTACATCACCGGCAACATATCCGGTTGTTTTGCTGTAATCTGCCAGACCCTGCATAGACATTTTCGGAATCAGGATTTCATTTGCATTTGCTCCCTGCTGCACCAGTTCGTTCGGTCCGTCCAGCATGGATGTCAGGGATGCTAATTTGTACACCTCATCCAGAAGTGTAGAATACTGTTTTCTCAGTGCAATTATATTTGGCATATTTTTCTACCTCTTTCTTACTTTGCTTCCGGCAGACCCATGGCAGAACGGATGGAAGCCAGATTATCACCTCCGATATCTGCTCCGCCTTCGCCACCAGTACCGCCTACCGGATTGTTGATGGGTTCCTTCGCTCCGAACAGATATCCGTCTGACTTTTTCACATCTTCCAAAGCCTTCTTGATATCCTCGGACTGGTTCTTCGATTCTTTCAGAGTGTCCATGTCCAGCATCGCCATGACAGCTTTCTCATTTCTTCCTCCTGCTGCCCGGATCGCATCTTTCACAGAATCATGGAACTGGCGGTCTGCTTCTTTTGCGGCATATTCAGCATCCTTTGCCTGCAGATCTCCCTGCAGTTTTGTGATCTGTCCCTGCAGATCTTTGACGTCCACACCTTCAAACTCTTTAAGCCTGGTATTTACATCATCCAGAGAGGTCTTATAGTTATCTCTCTGTGTAACGGCATTGTCGTACTCACTTTTTGTACGATAATTTTCTTTCCATGCTTTGTCAAAATCTGCTTTCTTGTCCGCTGGAACCTCCAGACCAAACTCCTTCAGAATCTCCTGAATGTTTTTCATTGCTTTTTCCTCCTGAAATCTTTTATTGACCGCTCTTTCAGCGGTGTGGGATATAGCCGGTTAGACCTCCGGCAGGGTATGTCCAGTTTTCAGCCATATGGCAGGGCATAAAAATAACACGCATCGCTACGTGCTTATGTTCTGTCGTACTGTTTTGTTTCTCCGCATCTTACACATCTGCAGATATATTTTCTGTCCGCAACATCATAATGTTTCCGGAATCTGTGCTTGCAGAACTTTCTCCGGATCCAGTGATAGATCTTTTCTACCAGCACGTTCTCACCTCCTTGTACCGGTGCAATTTCTTAAAAATGGGTATAAAAATACCACCGGTCATCATCAACTGGTGGCATTAATCAAAATGAATTTTAAAATCGCATTTCTCACAGTAAAACCCGTGCGTTATTTTGGGATCCCCAACAGATTTTACTACTCCTTTATGGCACTTTGGACATATGACTTTCTCTCCATTTCGCAAAGCCCGAATTACCTTTCCAACTTCTTTGTACGACATATCATTTCCTCCACTTATATTCTGGATAGCGTTCTTTTACTGATTTGATTATAGATCTGATATCGGTTGCTGTCAATTTTCCTTTTGTATGCAACATAGCATAATAATCACACACCGCTTCTGAATGTTGATCATACCCTATATTCAGCTCCATATGCTTTGTTTCATGTATAATCGTTTCTGCGATTTTTTGAATGGAATCAGTTGCCCGACCATTGATATAAATGTGTCCATCATAGCAAGTGCCATAATCTTTTTCTAGCCCCAGATCTTCTACTGTATCTTTATCATAAAGGATATCCACAGGTATAGACTGTTTTTGAATATATTCCAATGTACTTTTTCCAGTTTGAGATTTTTTAAGGTTTTTGCATACATTAGCTGCAACTACTGTGTCCATTTCCTTTACTATCTGGACATTAATAATATTTGCCGCCGTTTCTTTCTTTATGTTGGAAATCCGCGATTCCATTCTTCTTCCACCAGCAACTCTTCCCAGACCATCCATATACACCCGCTCCATCTGCTCCGGAAGTTCCATCTTCTTGGAAAATGCCTGATACTGATGCAGCGTATTAAGATATCTTGCCTTTGCAGCCAGGATATCATCATTGCTCCCATCGCCCTGCTGCAGCTGTCGGACCTTCGTACGCTGTGCCCGCATTGTGGTTTCCATCTGGCGTTGTGCCTGGGAAGCCTGATAGGCGTTGTACTGCTTTCCCTGGTATGTTCGAACATTTTGTTCTTTTTCTTCCATCGCAGCCAGCTGTTCGTCCGTGTATGTACGTACTGAAAAACCTTCCAGGAATGCGTAATAACTGTGTCGACAGTTCCAGCCACATAAGCCATCTCCATCTCCCAGTCCGCACACGCTCTGCAGCTCCTGGTAAGTATAGACTCTTCCGCCCCACCAGTGGGAAGGACGGTGTCCACTATGCCATGAGACCTCGTATTTGTCCGTTTTCAGATCTTTTGCTACCTGTTCGTTAATTTGTGCGCTTAACTGGGAAACGCCCGTTAAAATGGCTCTTCTGGCAGCCACAGGTGCTCGGTTCTTCCATCCGGAAGCATAATCGATAACTTGTAATCCGGACGAACTCAATTCTTTGACTACACGCCGCAGGACAGTGTTGTAATCAAAGGATCCTGTCACAATGTCCATACAGGCTCTGTCCAGGTATTTCTGGTAATATGTTGCTAACGGGGTAAATACAACCTTTCCGCCGCCCATATCCACCGTCATTCCCATGGATTGTGTCAGGTTCCGGATCTCGTTTTGCGTCTGTTTTACAATGGCGTTCGACCACTTCCGGATCGTCTCGTTATCCTCCAGCGGGGTGAAGCTCCCGTTGATCTGCTCATAGGCCGCCCGGTTTCGGACATATTCCCAGTCGCAGACCTGATCGTACAGCTCCCAGATCTCCGGATCCGATATTTCCAGAAGCTCTTTTAGCTGAGATTCTATAAACTCTGTACTGCCTCCCAGAAGAAGCAGCTTGTTGATCTGGTAGTCTGCCGTGCTGGTGATCTTCTTGGTCTTGCGGATCCGGCGCACGATATCAGAAAAAATCCTATCCTGCAACTCATAGAAGAGTTTCTCCACCCGGATTGGAAGACTTCCTTTTTCTTCCGGTGTCATCATGGATTATTCCTCCTGTGGGTTCGGTGGAACCGTTTCATCTACGACTTTACTTTTCGCGGTAGCTTCATCCTCGTTGTACCACTTCATACGGTACTCTACCAGTGACATTGCTCCCATGCTCACATCCTGGCGGTCCTGCTTCCGTTCGGACTCTTCATCTGTCAGGATGGAATCGTTGAATTTGCATACAAACTCCGGTCGTGACATATATGTCCCGCTGTAAAACGCAAGTGCTGCAACAAAATCTTCCAGACAGGTTTGCAGTTTTTCCTGGATCGCAGATACCCGGTTGTATTTTCTGGTCTTGGAAGTCAGCACTTCTGCAGCGGTCTTTTCTACCTCCTGCGCATCAGACAGATCCCCATAGGCAAGACCTACGATAAATTCAATCTCTCGTTTGTACTCTTCCAGACCTCTCCGGAAGGCTTCGTCCCGCATTTCCGGTGAATATTCTTTGTACAGCTCTTTATCCTTGCCATCTTCCAGATTTAATCCTTTATACAAACGCTTTTTCAGTCTTGGAAGATATGTCCTGCCGCCTTTGTGCTTCAGTGCTTTTTCATCCACATGGATCGCACGCTCCCCGGAATCATATTCCCAGTCAAGCCGTGCTCCCTGGATGTCTGCTTTCCGGATTCTTCCCTTGGCTGATTCAAATACGGATACACCGCAGGAAGATCCATCCACCTTATTTTTCACCGGATTCTGGTAATATCCAAAATCCATCTGCGTCATTCCCGGATACATGATCGGTCCCGGCTGGATCTGCTGCCATTCGGAAACCTCCGAAAGTTCACATCTCTGACCGATATCGTTCTTGCTCTGGGAGTGGAAGCAGCTGTTTTCTATTGTCAGATTCCCGTTCGTGAAATAATGACGCTCTACTCTCGTATAGTAGTCATTTTCTCCTACGCATTTCAGGGACAGAAAGGCTATATCATTCGGTTTTCCGTCATCATCAAAACTGATCGGGATCAGCTTATCCGCCGCGATGTATTCGATCCTGTCTTTTCCCAGTGGTCTTAATACCATGGAGCCAAGTGCCAGACCGTTCTGCAGTTCCCTGTTGATATCTGACAAGGCTTTTTGCAATACCGTATCCATCTCATCGTTATTCAGGATCTGTGCATCCATCTCTACCAGAACACAATCTGCAAATTCCCGGCAGATACCTTCTTCCAGCTTCATGGACTCTACCGTATCATCGCACCAATCCGCTTCTCCTGCCAGCATCCTCTTCCATTCGTTGATGGCATCGATCATGGTCTGCGACAGTGCCACATCCCTGCCAATTATATTTTTTAATGTCGTATAACTAAACATGCTCACTATCCTTCCCCATAGTCTTTTTAATCCATCAAACATCTTCTGCCTCCTGTATCAGCATTTTCATATCACGTTCGATCGTATATTCGAAAGCGTCTAGGCTATCGATATCTGTACTTCCATCATCCAGCCGTTCGTCTTTTCCTTTTGCCTCTTTATCCCAGACAGCCTCAGAAAATGCCGTTTCCAGTGATTTGCAGTCTTGGGTAATAAAAAACCGTCCGGCTCCCATGAGCTTGACGGTGCAACGGATCCTGTCCAAGATTGCTTTTTTCTTTGCCGGCCGGACGATGATCCACGGAAACTTCTTTTCTACAGCATTCCGGATAGAATTGCCAAGGACTGTTTCCGCGTTGTCATAGTACACAGATTCCACGTTGCAGTATTCGATGTAATCTCCATGCCTACTGCATATGCCATATTTTTCTATGACCTCCTGAACAAATTCGCAAAACAGCTTATCCAGCATATTGCTGTCAATGTCTTCGTTTTCATCTTTTGCCATGATTCTTCTGGACATCAGACCGATTACTTCCCGGTAATCATCCGTATACCCTCTGGCGACAAAGGAATGGCCGGATTTGTTTCCACCAAAATCCAATCCAATCTCGATAGATACGATATCTTCTTTCCGGAACTGCTTTTCTTCACTCTCCGGATCCTGTTCATCCACGATCTGGCAGTAGAAGTTTTCCGGATGATCACCAAACTTTTTATAGATGGCTCCTTCTGCCCGTTTCCACATTCCAAGAATCAGTCGGTCATAATAAATTGTACCGGCATATTCCTTACAAAGCTGATCCACATATTCCGGTGGAAGATACGGATTATCGAAAATCGTGTACTCCTGCAGATAAATATCCAGTTCTTTGTCATCCAGGAACTCTTTCAGCCAGTGTGTCGGATGCTCTGGGTTACATGCTCCATCAAAACAGCTGTACGGCTTGTCCAGACGGGATTTTAGCATCTGGAACACTTCTTTGTTCCATTTTGCAATCTCATCACCGTAACAGTATTTGATGCTGGATCCCTGGATCTTTGCTACCTGGCTGACTTTTTCAGCTCCCAGGCAGTAAGTTTCCTCTCCACAGATGTGCGCCACATTTCGGTTATTGATCTGCCCGATCAGCTTTTCTGTGTAGATCTCACGCATCGGCTGCAGAACATTTCGTTCGATAGATTCCTTTGACACCCCCAGAATGACATTCAGACCAGGTTTCCCTTTTCTCTCACGAATCCTGAAAGGCACAACAAAAGCAGTATCCACATAGGATTTTCCAGAACGAACCGCCCCGGATTTAATATTCCATCGGTGCGTGGAATTTACAATATACTCATTCTGTTTCTTGCTTAACTGCATTTTCCCGCACCTCTTTCAAGATCTGATCCAGGCGATCTAATGCTTCATCCGTCTCGTTTTCACCAGTGATATCTTCTTTTCTTGCCCGGTTCAGTTCAACTTTCGATTTCTGCTCTTCCAGATCTGCTTCAGACTTTTCTGTCTGGCCAACCGTCTTCATGATCGCCTGGTATGCTTTTACATTGCCAAGAGACGCCTGCTGGATCATGGCCATGGCTATGATCTCTTCATAGGTGCTCTCGCCACCATCCGCTCGCAATATATCCGATAATCCCTCGACTTCTGCCTGCATCGTCAAAAGCCGGTGCATGGTGTCTCGCATGGCTGCTTTTCTGCGTCTGGTTTCTCCGGATTTAATCCCGCCTTTTTTCCCACGTTCTCTTGCTTCCCTCTTGCTTCGTACCGGTTTTAGGTTTTTCTCATTGGCCACTCACCTCACCTTCCTGTCTCTTTGAATTTTGGTATAGAAAAAGCACCCCGGAGGGTGCCTTATATCATTTAAAACGCCCGGCATCTCTGCCAGGCGCATACGCATCTGCAGGTCTCAGTCTGGTGTGACCTGCTGCCAGATCAGTTCTGACGGGCTCCTGAACTACTTTTGCCTGTCCAGGTAGGCGGGCTGTTGTACCG